AAGCTTGTCCTCCTTTTTAATATAATAACAAATTTTATGTGAAAAGTCTGTCGAAACTTGTCAAACAGCTAAAAACAGGCAAAAATTCAACGTATGAGAATGAGTTTTAAGGCATTTTAATTATTTTAAGATATAGTTTGTTGTCTAAGATTTAACGCATCCTTTCGCTATAGCAAAAATTGGAATAAAAAAATAGGTAGGATTGCTCCTACCAAATTTTATTTGAATAATTTATTAAATGTATTTTTTCCTACTATTCCATCTTGCGATAATCCATTTCTTGATTGAAAATCTCTCACTGCCATTTCAGTTGCAGTTCCAAATATTCCATCTGCATCTATGTCGAATGAATGGCATACTAACATTGCTTGAATTAAATATGTGATATTTCCTTCTGCTCCTTTACGAACGTTTATGCAAGCATTGTATGTGTTAGTTCCAAATATTCCATCAACTGCTAGTTTACTTCCAAATTGTTTGTTTAATTCTGTTTGTAGACCTTTTACTAAGGATTTCTTTGTTTCATTTCCATAGATGTTGTCTACAGCAATATTTAGTCCGTATCTATCATTTAGAGTAGATTGTATTTCTGCGACGTTGCCTTTTGGAACGTTTTCTTGTGGTTGAGGTATAACTTTATTGTTTGTCTCAGAATTTACAATCTCGTCGAATGGAAATTTGTCTCCTGGGCATGAGGTTGCACATACATCTCTATGAGCCTGTACTGTTGTTATGTTGTACTTGTTCTTTAAGTATGCAACTAATTCTTTTCCAGCTTCTTTTTGAGCTTCTGGCATATCTTCTTCCATGAAGTTACCTTCAAAGCATACTCCTAAAGAATTATAATTTGAACCATATGCATGTGCTCCAACTTTGTCTTCTGGACGAAGTCTATATACTTTTCCATCTTTTCTTACTAAAAAGTGATATCCAGCACCGCTCCATCCATTGTTTAGATGCCATCTATGAATGTCCTCAGCAGAACAACTTTTAGCATCTGCGTGATGTAGAATTATCCTTTCTGTTGATGTTCTTGTGTTCATATTTTTGAATTGTAAATTAGTTTCTATTATTTCCATTTATTTTTCCTCCTTTTCTATTTTTTAGACCACGCTGACCAAGTATGCTTATCAGTAGAGTGTCTAATAAAAATATTATCATTCGTACTGCAGGCTACTTGTACAGTCCACCAATAGTTCGTGCTATTTTTGGTGCCTGCAGGAGAAGAAACTACTAAAATAATTCCATACTTATCCTCTGGAATATTCGATGATCCAGCGTTATACCAATATATTCCATTATCAGTAAAATCATTAAGATCCTGTGTCGGTGGTTGTTCATATCTTTTTATCGATTTATTTAATTCGCTTTTTATGTCTTCTATGTTTTGGTTCTGTCGTTTACTTTTTGGTATCATTTTGTTTTTTCGAGAGTGAATGCTATGATTCATTTTTTGTATATTCTAAAATAATTGTAAATGTTGTACTGCCCCAACTTTCATTGCCGCTCCTTAAAATAATGTTTGTTGAATTGATTTTATTAATAGTTGCGATTTTAGTTGTGTCATCGTAAGAAACAGGTGAAGGATAAAATTCATTTTGGTAAGTAACCATTAAATCAGCTTTGATTATTTCCTTCAAATTTGATATTTGGTGTGATATGTTTATACTAGAATTAGGAGCTAAGAAGCTGTTTGACCTAATTACTTTGCTGTATACATTCTCGTTATTAATCTTTCCTATTTTAATTTCTTTAGATGAATATTTTAATTGTTTGCAGTTCGGAATCATTCGCAATCACGAGGAAGTATTGCTACATCTCTGTGCTCTCTACTTCCTCCTTGTCCCATATTTTGTTCACTAAAAATGCTAGTGTGTGTGTGTGTGTGTGTGTGTGTGTGTGTACAGCCTCAAGGCTTTTGCGGTTTTATTCATACTACTTGTCCTCCTGATTAATTAAATTCTTAAACATTTCGTATAGTCCTGTAGAAGCTAAGCCGCTAAACATTCCTGTTAGTACTACTTCTGCATTTATACCGTTTAAATTCATTAATACATTAATTACTAATCCTAAAATTAGCATTATTAGTGGTATGTACTTGTTTGGTATAAAGTCAAGGCTATTTTTTATAACGTAGCCAACACATAAACATATTCCTACAACTACTATACTAAAATATTGTGTTAATACTGATATATCCATAATTTCAATTTCCTCCTATTATTTTATTTAATAATTAAAGCTATAACAGCACCAACAATCGCACCTACAACGGATAAGATTATTTTGTCTCTTATAGCTTTTTTAACTTCTTTATAATCTTTTGCTGGCTCATTTTCAATGTTGCCAACACGTGCATCTAGCTTATTTACATCTTCTCTCATGAGTTTTACTTCTGTTGCAATTTCTTTTATAGAGTATGTAAGTTCGTGAATATCTTCGAGCTTTCCTGACATTTCCTTAAATTTAATGTCATGTTCATCTAATCTTTTTGTATTAGATTTACTTCTGTCTTCTGTTTCTTGAAGTTTCATTATATCTGACTTTTCCATCGTTACCTCCTACGCTGTTCTTTTCCACATATAACATGTTATATATGGTTGTAGTAATGATAATGATGTAGAGCCTGCAGAACTTGTAGTTTGTTGTCCTGATGCAGATATTGTATGAATGTGTCCTTGTCCTCCACCAGTACTTTTAGCAAATTTTTCAACATTTCTTAGAGTTTTATTCCATGCGGTCGCTCCAGACAGAGCATTTGCTTCAGTTGATTGTGCAGAGCCTCCTGAAGTCTGCCAAACATCATGCGTATGAGCGGGTATTTGATTTATTGTTAGTGCTGTACTTCCAGTATTTCCACCGTGATTATGACTTGCTATCGTATGTGTATGTGATATATTTGCTGTTTTTGAGCCTCCAGTTTTTTCAACTGTATTAAAACTACTATCTGATGTATTAACTCCAACAGGTACTCTTCCAGCTCCCCATAATACCCATGTTCCGAATCCTAAATATGTAGCTGGATTTGTGTTTGTTGTTTCCATTCTGATATGTCCAACAGGATTTTCTGCTTTTTTCACTGAAAGAACTGCATCATTTATCATTTTTTGTATATCTCTCAAATTAGGTTGCACTATAATCACCGCCTTACTACAAAATCTAATACATCTCCCGTTTCAAGAGCCCAGTCTGTTGTTGTTTTTATCTTATTAGATATGCTATTTGCTGTTCCAACTTCTCTATAATGTCCATCTGTTCCGCTTGCATCAGAGCTTAACAATAATCGTTCTCCATTCAAGTACACGTCAATCACCGCTTGTCCGACCTTATAGTAGCACGGTATTGTTACTTCTGTTCCCGCCGTAACTGCAGATGTAATTTTTAAATGATATTTATGCGTGACTAAATTCTTTTGCATTTTATTTAAGTTATATGCTGATAAAGGTATCTTGCCCGTGTATTTTGCTGGAGTTACTGTATGATTTACTCCATCGATGGTAACGTAAGCATCTTGCGTTTTTGTACCATCTTCAAAATTAAGTATTTCCATTCTTTTCTCCTTTCTCAAGGTTTTCTATTCTTTGCTTTAGTTCTTCTATTTGCTTTTGTTGTTCTTGTATCGCCTTTGTTGCCGTTGCTAAAATCGGCAATTGATTCATATAATACCTTTCTTCTATTCCCTTTTCTTTATTAGCTTGTTTTTTGACTACAAAGTTTTTATCTATCTGTTCCATCTCTTGTGCAATATACCCTATTTTATAGTGAGTATTATCGTCTTTCTTGTCAAACTCTTTATGATGAATTTTATTAATAATATCTATTGCTGACTCGGAACTATCTTTTATGTTGCTTTTTATTCTTATATCAGAAGAATCTCCAGTCTGATATAAATGTACACAATCAATATTTCCATTATTGTCTAGTATTATTTTTCCACTCGCTAATACAAAGTTTCCGCTACTATCTATCATTATTGGATTGCTATCATCTCCAAAAATTCTAAAGGTTTTTGTTCCATTTGAATTGTTATATACACTGAAAATTTCCTTGTTATCTCTTGTATCTCCATAAAACAAGTCTTCTCCAATCTCAAAACATAAACTATCATTATTATCATAAATCTTTGACTTTTTAAGCCTAATCTTATTGAAATTCAAAATAATATCGTTTTCAATATGAAAACCATAATCGTCATCAGAATTTCCACCAAGATATATAACTGGAATATAAGTTGTCTTCCCATTTTCAGCAGTGGTCTTATAGCCCCAAGCCATAAAATTGTTTGTTGATTTTTCATTTAATGCGAACATTAAACTTTTGTATATATTATCGTAAGAAGGAAAATAACAGTCAAAAGCACCAATATCCATAGTTTTGCCATTGTTATAAAAGTGCTGACCAGTTTTGTCCAAAGCCATAAGAATTTTTTTGTTTTGATCTAATATCGCCAAACTTGCATTTCCATTAGCAATCATCATCTGTATATAATCAGATATTTTATTCCATGCTATTTTTATTGCTTCAGAATTAACCTGTAACTCAGTTGAAAGTTCCTCTTTTCCCAACTTTTGTTTTGCAAGTAATTGAATTTGGTATGCTGTCTGATTTATTGCAGTGCTAAGCTCTAATTTAGTAGCATACATATCCGTTAAGTCATTTTTAATGATGTATTCAGCGTAGAACTTGTTGCCTGTCATATCTATTAAATATATGTAATTGTCTCCTTCAAACAACTCTATCTTCGCATCAGCCAAAGTCTGCTTGACTGGATTTTCTAGCTCTTCTAGCACAAGATATTCTGTTAGCTTTAACTTACGCAAAACGTAAGCTTCATCTTTAGTAATAACTATACTGTCACTTATATTTCCGTTTGTTCTTAGTTCTTCTATATTAATAACGTATTCTTTTTTGTCTGCAGAAGGATTCGTTCTGCTTTGCTTGTCTACTATTATTTTGTACTGCACATTACATCACCTCCTGATTTACGTTTAAGTCTGATGATGGATATAAATCCTCATCAGGATATAAGTTGCATTCATACTTCTTGTTTCCCTCAATTATTAAGTTCAAAATGTTGATTTCTTTTGCATTCTCTAAATGTATTTCTGTAATTCCTTCAACATCACGCTTATAGTCAACTGTGTCTGCTACTTTTTGTTTAATCGAATCTATGTCTTGCTTTACCTGAGTTATCTTCTCTTCGTGCTCTGTAGTTTCATTGACTAACTGTGTTACTTCCCCGTTAATTTGATTGATTTCACTTTGTACTCTTCTTATTTTTTCAGAACTGTTGGATTTTGTCTGCATGCTTTCTTGTTCAGTTTTTGCTTGAATTTTGCTTTTTATGTTTGCTTTGAATTTACCTGCGTACTCAAGTTCTCCCTGATATATAACCTTTTTTCCATCAATAATAAGAATATCTCCAATATCATAAGCAGGATCTATTATAGTTTCTCCTTCAAATGAATAAACTCCAAAGTCTTTTATTTGTTTGTAGATATTTTCTATTTGCTCACTATCAACGATGTACATATTATTTTGATTTATATATACAGTACTTGCTGTTTCATCTCCGAATTTATAATTCTGTGTTCCATCTTCATAAGAAACTTTCGAAACACTAAATTTATCTCCCCATTTAAAATCTCCAAATAAGTTGATGTCAATATCCGCAGTATCTTCGCCAAATGTTTTAATATACAATTTTCCATCTCTGCCTATTACAGCAAATCCTCCAGCTTGTTCTGCAATATAACCTATATATGTTCTTGCTGTTACAGTATTGTCATATACTGCTAGCTGCTTATCAGCATTAAGAAATGAAGTTGAACCAAGTTCTACTCCTATCTTAGTACATATATCTTGTAATACCTGCAGCATTGTTGCAGGATAATTTAAGTTACTACCATCGTATTTATTGTCTTCAAATTTTTTCATGTAATCTGTGGCTTTTATTTTAACTTTAAATTCATCGTCTTCAATTGGCTTTTGAATAGTAAAATAGCCTATTGGCACTACTTCTCCATCTATGCCTGTTTCAACATAAACCTCATTATAGACTTCTGGCAAATCTCTTTTATCTATTTCAAATTCAATGTCTATTTCTGGAGTGCAACCTAGACAAAATTCATTATTATTAAATAACTCTAATGTAGATTTGAAGCCTATAATGTGGTTTGGCTCTATTTTGTTATTGTCAATGTATATATTCAATTCATGTTGGGTTGAATCATTTAATATTTTATCTTTATAATTTTGACTTGTATTATACATTTATAGCCTCCTATGAATTTACATTCTTTACAGCCGTTTTTTGTGCTTCTGTTAATTCTTTTTGCATTAAATTAAAAGAACACTTCCATCTTGTTTTGGAAGTGCTCGTGTTTAATTCTGTATCTATCATTTCTACTTTTCTTTTTGAAACTCTAAATTTGGCTCCTTCTAAAAATCCACCATTTACAACAGGTACCTTTACATCTAGTACAAGTGGATTTTTATATGTCTTTTGAATTAACGCTTCAGCTTCAGCCTCTGAGTTTAAATCCCACGCCATCGAAAGTTTTAACATTCCTATTGCTATAGGGTTATCTATCAGTGCTCCTGTCTTTTTGCTTGTATAACTATCATTGTCTGTGTCTTCTATATCCGCACTATATGTGCTTGGAGTTGGAAGATTGTCTGTTGCTCCATGTTCTCTCCATAACATATTAATCACCTACCGTTACTATTGTATTTCTTCCCGTTCTGCGGGTCTTTGAATTTATATAATCTATTGTGTCATCAAAGATGTCTTTGCCTAAATATTGAATGGTTATATGTACTGGTTGTCTATTGTTACTATTGAAGTCTGATAATACATCTTCAAATGTATCACGCATAATGTTTTGTGGCGTTGTTATTTCCGGATTGTTGCTTGCACCTGAGTATTCTCCAAATATGGCTAAGGTTTCATCATAAGCGACATTTCCTTTCGCTAAACGAGGTAAATTCAAAGTGTTTATTGTTCCAACTGAAACTCCTGGTATTAAATTAATTAATTTTATTCCTCCATTAATTAACCTTATTGCAGTATTTATTGTCTTCTCTATTAATGAAATAACTCCATTAATACCAGCTTTAACTGCTCCTGAAATAGCATTTCCTATACTTGTTCCTAAATTAGTGAATGTATTTTTTATGTTCTTCCAAATACCATTAAAGAAATTTCCTATATTACTAAAAATATTCCTTATTCCGTTATATGCCTCTTGGAATTTATTTTTTATACCGTCTCTTATTTCAGCAACCTTATTAACAATGTTAAATTTTAAATTTGAAAAGAACTGTCCAACATTATTTACCCAATTAGATACTGTTTCTTTCATTTTATTACAAACATTAGTTACCGTCTCTTTTATTTCATCCCAATGTTTAACGCATAAAATTATAATAGCAATTACGGCGGTAATAGCTGCTACAATTAATAATATAGGCCAATTAGCTGCTACCCATGCTACTCCTTGTGCAATTAATGCTGCAGTATGTTTTAAAGTTGCTACTAAAGCTCCCGACTGCACAAAATTATATAATTTTATTCCTGCAACAACTAAACCGATTGCTATAGCCAAAGATTCAAGAATTGTTACTGCAATTTCATTATCTCCAATCCATTTTAAAGCATTCCCTATTGAATTTAAAATATCTCCTGCTATTGAAAGAGCTATTTCACTTAATGGCTTAATTAGACTCAAAAAGTCATCTAATACTGGCTTTGTAAAAGTAAGTATTCCAGAAAAAGCATTAGATACCCCATTTAAAAACTTTTGAAAACCTTCACTTGCCGTTATTTCCCTTATTGTATTAAGGATACTATTTAACATGTCTGCCATAGTTTGAATAATTGTATCTCCATTACCCTCATATTTCCATGCATTTGAAAAAGCCTCTGCTATGTTTCCTATAATTGCTAAAATTAATTCTAATGATGTATATACAGTCCCATTTGTAATTAACTTTTCAATACTTCCCCATACTGATGAAATTAAACTTGCAATCTGTCCAGCTGTAATCTTTATTTGTTCTATTAAAGTTACTCCATATTTATTCCAGCTATCAACAAGTGGTTTAAAAAAGTCATACAATTTTTGTGATAACGGAGACATCTGATTATCTATGCTTGACAAATCTCCTACATTAGGACTTGCATTACTGTTATGGTCTCCAACATTGTTAATTTCGCTATGTACACTTGATAAGCTTTTACTTGTGTTCTTAGCCTGTTTTTGAGCATTTTTAAATGCTGACGCACTTGCATTGGCAAATATATTTACTCTAAATAAAGCATATACAACTGATTGAACTGCCTTTAATAATTGATATACACAATTTGTCACAAATTGAATTACTGGTGCTAGAGCTGAACCCATTGCATACTTCATATAATCTATATTTGCACTTAATTGTTTCGCTTGTGCATTTTGGCTTGACAACCATGCATTTGCACTACTGCTCAATGCAGAATAAATGCTTCTTAAACTAAATAATGCTCCTGCATATTTTAGAACTTGTCCAAGTCCATTCTTAAAGCCTGTTCCAATTCCTTTTATATTATTTGTAATACTTTGAGTTTCTTTTGATAAATTTTGACCAATATTAGGCATTTTGCTAAAAATGTTTTTTACTCCTAATATGGTAGGTTTTACCTGTTCTATCTTTTGCTTAAATGCACTAAAAAAACTACTCAATTTATTTTGAGTAGTTGCTGTTTGTGATGTTTGTTGTTTTAATTCAGCCATTTTAGATTTTACGACGTCAAGTTGCTTATTATACATTTCTATTTCTGTATATAATTTTTGTGCTTGACTATTTAATGACGTAAAATCTTTATTGCCATTTAATGCATTATTTACAGTTGCGTCCATTGCTTTGTCATTTGGATTTATTCCTTCTGGTGTTACATTTTTTCTCGTATCGTCCACTATTTTATCAATTTGTGGATTTATCACGTTTAATTTCATTTGTCGGGCATTTATCTTTTCTTGTAGACTATCTATCTGCTTTTGTGTTTGACTTATTTGCTTCTCTGCATCTTTATTATTAATTTTTATAGATATATCATTATTTTCAATGCTCTTCTTTAAGTTCTGTATTTGTTTCTTAAATAATGGCATTTGCTGTTTTACTGCTTTTTGCAATTTGGACATATCAACATTTGCTAATTGTTCTTGTGCTTGCTTTATAATTTTAGTCATTTCAGGTAGTATCTTTTGAAACTCTTTTAAAGCTTCCTCTACTTTTGCAGTTACTATGATTTCTATTTCTTCAACTGTCATTTTTGTTCCTCCCTTCTTTTTAATTTTTAACATAATAAAAAACACCTACATTAAAGTAAGTGTTTTATTTGGTTATTCTTATTTTATGATCCAATCATAACCGCAACTTTGGCATAAACATATCTTTTCCAATGTTGTTTTTGTTTTTTCTTTTCCTTCTAATTTTTTAGGAATAAATAAATTAGATAGTCCCAAAGTAAACAACCCTGCTGTCCCTCTCATGGCACTATGTGCCATCTTGTGTCCCATGCTATTACTTTTCTTTTGAGTTTTACTTCCAACTTCTTGCATATTAATTGTTACATTTTCACTGCCACATTTTGGACATTTCATATAGTTCATCTCCTTTTACTTCATATATAATAAATTATATCACTAATTTTCTATGTAATGTGTCGAAATATGTCGAATAGTATAAATTTATATATTTTTTTCTGTTTTCATTATACTTCTCATTCTTCTTGCAATATCTTCTGGAGATTGTGGCTGTTGTTCTTCTTTAAATAACTCTTTGTAACTGCCTCTAATTGATACTATTTTAGGATTTCTACTCATACTATCTGCTCTTATAAGTTTATTTGTTACCGCTTCTTGTAAATTTATTTCTCGTTTTAAGTCATCTACAACTTTTACTATGTGTGTTTGGCAATATATGTTTATTTCTGAGTATCTTGCATTCCAAAATTCCCCAGGTTTTAGGTCAAAGTAATACGCAAGAGGTTCTAGTGCATATATTAGTTCAACCAAGTTTTTAGAGTCCCTTACGCCTTTTATTATATCATCTAACCCTTGTAGCCTTGAAACTGTTGTTCTGCTATTTTGCTCATTGCATTTTCTGTTGATTTCTGAACTATCTCGTTCATATTTATTGTTGATAAAGGATTTGATGTCAAACTTTCTAGGTCTTTCTTTGACATCTTCTTTTTGAAAAAACCCTCTTCATTCAAAGCCTCTGCAATTCTCTTATATAGTTCATTATAATTAAATCCTTCAATTCTACATTCATCCATAAAGTCATAAACTTCATCTATGTCTTTAAATAATGCAAATCCATCTTCTGTTTCTGCTAATTTGTATATTAATATACCTAATGTTTCTGGATCTATTATTGAATATGCTTTTACAAAAGCTTCTTCAAAATTTTTATTTTTTAGTAGATTAGCTATTTCTACTATTTTTCTTGTTTTTAGTACTAAATTAACTTTTTTATTTTTTGTTTCTATAATCATATTTGTTCTCCTTTGCAAAAGAGAGAAGGCTTAAGCCTCCTCTATATTTTCTTTTATTGTGCTAGTAATTTTTCTTGTTCTACCTCTAGCACTTAGTGTAGAACTAGGCTGTGGGAAAGCCTTTGCTTTCTTTAATCTCTGAGCTTCTATAGATTGTTAATTTTGATTTTAGCATATCATCTATAGCGATTTCACTCATTCCAATATAACATGTACCTGTAAAATACCATGTTAATGGTTTTCCTTGTTGTGACGCAGTATCTTCTGGTAATTGAATTGCCCAATATCCATTTGTTTTAGCAGTTTGTAATGCTTTTAATTCATCATATTGGTCTTCTTTAAATAATATCTCTATTTCTAGATTTTCTGCTTTTTGTCTTCCTTCTGCTTGTCTTTCATCTGGAATATCTAAAGCACTATATGTTATTCCTTCTGGAGCTTTTAAAAATTCTGGTATGTTTTGTACGAAAGCTATTTGTTTTCTTTTAGCTTCTGCTTTTAAATCTTCTAATGTGTCTGCATGAAATAATTTTGTCAATGTACTTGTTTTTGGATCCATTTTGTTTTCCTCCTATTATCTTATAAAATTAAAAGAGGTCGTTATTGAATTATAACGTACCTCAAATGTTATTGTTATGCCGTATTTTTGCAGTATTTGGTCATATACTGCAGGACTGGTATTTGTCCTTATAAAATTATATTCTTGAAGTTTTGTATCAACTTCATCTGTCATTTGCATAGCTTGACGTTGTTTTGCATTCCAACAAGTTATTGATATTTGAAATGTAGAAAATATAGGAAATGCATTTTCTGATTTATTTACAGATTTTAAAGGTGTATGCAATTCTAATATTGGAAACTTACTTTCTGTATTAGGATTACTTAAAATTGGTTTATTTTTATATAAATCTTTTAGTTTATCATAAACTAAATCAGAAAACTCTTTTATACTTAAATCTTTCATTGTCTGCATACCTCCTTTAGCATTGCTTCAATTTTCTTTTTAGCAATATCTACATTCTCATCTCTACTTTGAAAACCAGCATCACCCATAAAATGATTTGCCTTCATTCCATGAGCAATATAGAAATCTACTCCTTGAATATTTACTATTGGATAGCCCAGTGCCTTTTCCACCTTAGAAACAGGAATGAACCATTCAGTATAGCCACTTTCTATAAAGTGTCTTGATTTTCCCACATGTTCCATCTCCGCATTTGCACCCGTTCCAAAATATTCAAAAAATAGATACGAGACTCCATTAGACATAAATTTTGAAGGGTCCGCATAAACACGCCCCTTCACTTCTTTAGTTGACATATCAACCATTTCGACTAATATACCACCTTCATTATGACCCTTTTCTAATCTTATTGCATAACCTCGAATGTTTTTTAGTACATATTCAGTTATCTCCTTGGCTATTTGTGGCAATCTCTGAGTTATAACATTTATATTCTTGAAATTATGTTTCACTTTAATTTTACAACTTATCATTCTTGCACCTTCTCACATATATACAAATAAGTACTTCCAATTTTATTTTTATCGGTCACTTTATATTGAGGCTTAAACTCCTCTAATTCCGAGATATCTTTAAATGATATTCCGTCTCCTTTTTGTATATCATAATCTTTAGTCGTACGAGCTTTATATGTGCTATAATCGACTTCGCCAGTCGATTTTCTGTCTAATTCACTAACATCTTGTTGCGTGTTTAACCAAGCTATACCTTTGTATTTCCATTTCTTTTCAGTTTCGCCGTAGTCTTCTATTTCTTCATACTCTGATATATATACCTTTGTTAAATCTCGTAATAACATTACTTAATCCTCCTTAGTCCAGATTTTATAATGTCATTTCTTAACTTATCTATAATATCTTCAAATGATGCTGAAATAGAACCTTCATTTCGACTTGTTAAGCCCTCTGCACCCCTTGACAGATAGATTGCTTTAGTTGCTTTCTTAACATATGGAAATAATTTTTCGTCATTTTTTTGTCTGTTAGAAATATCAGAGGCAATAGAAGTTACTTCCTCTAATATTTCACTTAGAACTTCTTTGTCATCTTTATAATTAGCTCCCAAATCAGCTATTATTTTATCTATATTACTGGTTTCTGCCATTTCTATTGCCTCCTATTTTTAAGCCATTGAAGCAATTGTTGCTATTCCTGCTTTTTTAGCCTTATTTGCTGAATCAACTTCGACAACTACTATTTTTTGTCCAGTTGTCGCTGTTATTTCGTCAGTGCCATTCCATGCTGTATATCCTGTTGTACAAACAGCGTCATATTCTGGCATTGTTGGATTTGCTGCTGTTTTATATTTATAGCTGTTTCCAGAAGTTAATGTAGGTGTAACAGTTACCTTTGTCTTTCCTGTTGAAGTTCCTGCTACTGATGTTACAGTTAACTCTGCAAGTTTAGCATCTGTTACATAGAATATTGTATCTTCCATTAAAGCTTTTGTTCCCTTATATAAGAAATCTTCTAATGCTACAGCATCATCAAATGGTACTTTTTCTGCCCCATATTCTGAAACATAAAATGGTTGAGCAATAGCTCCATCCATCATTACAACAGCTTTTACTCCATCTGGTAATCTTGTTGATTCATAAACTCTAACAGAATCATACATACCAATTGCTTGCTCTTTTGGATCTGTTCCATTTGGTAAATCATCGAGAATTTTTTTCATTCCTTTTCTGTATTCACTATCTACAACAATAACCAATAAATCAGACTCTATACCATCAATAAAGTCATTCTTTAAAGTTCTTGCTTTTTGTAGTAAAGTATCAATAGTATCTTGAATATTATCTTTTGCAGATACTTCTGTTCCTTTTAATACTTTAGCAAAAAACTCTCTGTCTAGATATCTTATAATAGCTGATTGATGATTTACTTTTCTTTTTTCTGCCATACCATCAATACCATAAAGTTTTACATCTTTTCCTTGTAATTCCTCTACAATTTCTTTATCTGTATCAATAACAACTTTTACTGGTTTAGCTTTTACTTTATCGCCTTTTCCAGCAGCTCTTGCAGTTCCTTTATCTTTTAATTCTGCATTTACAAATCTTTTGTATTCAATTACTCCACCTTCTGGATTTCCAGAACCATTTTTTGCTTTTATTTGTTCTGACACTGCTCTTGCAGCAACATTTTCGAGCACTCCACTTAATACTTGTTTTAAATTATCCTTTGTTTTACCATTTTGTAGCATTATATTTAATGCTTCTTGTGTAATTTCTCCCATTTTTAATTCCTCCTATTTTTTAATAACTTGATCTAGCTATTGATTTGTTTTTTGTATTATCAATACCTGTTTTTTGAATTGGAGTATCTTCTTTTAATCTTTCATTTACAGCTTTTTCAACAGCTTTATTAAAAGCATTTGAAACTTCTTCTATTTTTGAATTGATTTCTTCTGCTTTAACTGTTTCAAAATTAAAGAAAGTAAGCAAAGATATATCCATTCCTTTTTCACTTGCAATTTTTGTTGCTTGTTCTTTTAATTTATAAGCATTAAGTTCTGCAAGCGCCTTTTCTTTGTCTAATTTTTCTTTTTGTGCTTGATATTCAAGCTTTTGTTCTTTGTTCATTTTTGCCAATTTTTCAGCTTCAGTTTTTTCGCTGTTCATTATTTCTTCCCAGTTTGCTTTAGCTGTATTTATAGCTTTTTGAACTCTTTTATCAAATTCTGCTTGATTCTTTCCGTCTTTTAAGAAATCATCAAACGTTACAGGATTATTAGCTCCTGTATTTTGGTTATCTGTTCCCACTGGTTCAGTATTTGCCCCAGCATTAACATTGTTTGTATTATTGTCTTGTCCTTCCATTTTTTCTCCTTTTGCCCCAGCCATTGCTTAAGCCCCAGCCATTGCGTTTATATTCTGTTGTTCTTTATAGCCTGCAATCAGTAAAAAGGCATAAAAAATAGACGTACGTCTACGTCTAAAATTTATAATTATAAAATGTTAATAACTTATTTATTAATTGAATGCTCCAGTGTATCTTTTAATACTTTATCTGGTGTATCAATTTTATTTGTTGTTTTTATTATTTCATTCTCTATAATATTACAAAATAGCCCTATAAATGGCCTAAATATTGTTATTATAGTAAATATAATCCAATACCAAGTTGGCATTTGTAATTTAATACTTAATATTAAAACTAATAACCACATATTATTTTTCCTCCCTTGTTACTCCTTTTATAGCCCAAAATTGTGCTTCTTCTAATTTTGTTAACGCTAATGATGTTTCTCTACCTGATTTACACTTTAAATCTATTTCATCATAGATAATTGAGAAACATTCTCTTATATGTTGTATTCTGTTGTTTTTTTCTTCATCTACTGCTAAATATTTTGCTCTATCGTTCATTTTCCCACCTTCTTTCCATAATAAAAGCACCTACTTTTAGTAAGTGCTATTTTTAATTTTTAAAATCTATATTTTTACATATTTTTTCTATTTTTCTCATAAGTGGTGTATTTTTATCTATTTCTTGTTTATCATTCCAAAATTGTGCTTTTAAACTACTTCTTTTTTCTTGTTTAGTTAATTCTATTTTTCTATCTGGATTTTCCATACTATACTTCCTCCAATTTAACATATATTATACCATTTTTATTTTTTATGTCAATTAGTTGAAAGTCTGTGTTCCTCATAAACAATATTTCTCCTCCACCTTCATCATTTAAAGTAGATAAATTTCTTCCTGTTTTAGATTTTATTTTCATTATCATTTTGAAGCTTGTGTCATATACACCTAATGATGAAGATATATAACTATTCCAATGTCCTATTTTTTGTTCATTATCAAATATTGATAATACTTTTGATACATCTTCACTATCTCTTACGTATATACATCTTTTAACCCATCCTTTATATATTGGCATTCCTTTTAATGCGTTATCTAAATTCTGTATATATTCCTTATCTTCTTCTGATAAAGTTTCATTATTGTATAATTTTGAGTTAATTTTATAAGACATACTTTTTAGATATTGTTCTAATGATTTATATTGTTCTTCTCCTAAAACATTTCCATTTCTAAAATCTTCACTTGTATAATTACTATTGTATATAATAGTTGAACGGCAGTAATGAAAATGATGCTGTATAGGTGGAAGATTTAAACCTAAAACTAATCCATTACATCTAATTCTTTGTAATCTTAATTCTTTTTGATTTTCTCCATAATATCTATCAAATATATTTTCTTTGTTAATATAAAATTCTTGGTTATTCAAACTATCACACATCAATGTTGTTTTGTCATCTTCTACTGCTATAAATCTAACTTTTGAATTATCTTCTGTTGTTGACTTTATACCTTCTACTTTTGACAGATTATTTAATCCTATCATTTGTAAGTCCATTGCACCTGATATTTTATCATTATTTATATTAAGCTTTTGATTATTTTGTCTATTTATTATTGTCTGAAACTCACTAGAATCGATTTCTAGGTCTTTTTTTTGTTGCATATTTAAAATTACTTGTTTATATATTTGTTGTGCATTATATTGTATTGTTGTTTCAATATATTGTTTCCAAGTTAATCCGACTATAATTAGGTTGGTCTAATAATGCAAGAAATAAAGCCATCGGAATTATTGATGACTTTTTCTTTTTATTAACTTCTTTTTGTCCTTCTTCATAATAATAATTTGTGTCTTCGTACATTATCTGCTTTTCTTTTTCTTCTAATTTGCTCTGTTCTTCTATATATGCACTGTATATTAGTAATTCAAGTATTTCACTGTTTTTTACTCTTGTTTTTCTATAAATATTGTTTGCTAATGCTCCAAAATAACCAGTCAACAGTTTTTGTTCTTTCCATTGCTCTATATATGTATTTATTCTTTTTTTAGTTTTATTATCAGCAATATTATAGATGTTTTCGGTTGTAAAATTAAATGTATCAAAGATTTCTTGAAGTCTGTTCTGTGTTTGTTTTGATGTTTTATTATATAGTTGTTTTAAATGTCTCATATAATTATCATGTACTTTCCACATATAAAACACCTCTATTCTTTATTGATTTGCTTATTACCAACTTTTGTTTGCTCTTTCTTATTGTCTGCTGTTAGTTTTTGTGCTTTTGGTGTCTCTGTCAAATCTGTTACTTTATCGTCCTGTTTGTCTTCTTTGTTATCTTGCTCTACTCCTGTTTGTCCCATCATTTGCATTTGTTGTAAATTCTTTTGAATATTCTCTTCATTTTGTTTATCCATTTCAGCAATTTCTGATTCTGCATCTAATCCAAATGGTAAATGACTTATAATTGATTTATCACTTATTAAGCCTCTTAATTTTAACCAAGCATTTGTTAAGCTTTCTGTATCTGTAGGCAAATTACGTATTAATATAACATCTATATCTCTAAAGTCATACTCTTTATTTTTCTTTAAATTAATTCTTGCTGTTATCATTTCCCACATTCTTAAATATTCTTTTCTAAACAAATGATGTGCTTGCTGTAGCACTTGTTCTAGAGGGAAAAATTTCTTTTCCAACGCAGCTGCATTATCCGCATCAGTAAACCCTTGGTCAGTTACATTTGGAACACCAGCAATCATAAGAGCCATATCTAAACATGTTTTTTTATGATTTTCCGATGCAGTATCGTTTATATCTTTTATAATCCAATCAATATCTCCATCTTTATCTGGAGTATAAAATACTTTTGCATTTAAAACAGCTTCATCTTCTTGTATTCTCGCTGGATTTTTTGTCATTATTATATTCCCCGCTTCATCTTTTTGCTCTTCTCCATTCTCATCAGTAACTGGTATTAATGGTTCGTTTACTGGAGAAAAACCTGTTATTTTCAATTTTGCATTATCGTTATAATCAAAAATATTTGCATTATTTTCAATCACTTTTTCATTTTTATTTATTAAAGTTATAACATTTTCAAAAAATGACATTCCATAGGGGTTTTCTACAGCAAAACAAGGTAAGTCTGTCCATCTTACAGGTTTATTGCTACCGTCTACCTCTTCAAACTTATATTCAGCATTTTCTGTAATGGCTTTCTTTTCTACTCCATCTATAAATTGTTTTTTATAGTCTTTTGTTATTATTTCTAGATGTGTCTCAATTTCACCTGTCTCTGTATTTTCGTACCAGCACCTCAATAGTCCCACTTTTGTACTAGGTACATCATAGTTCCATATAGCAACTGTATTTAGACTTGAAACATTGGCATATACTTCTTCATTTTTCTTATTTTCGTATACTAATCCATAGCATGCTCCAGTAGTAATATAGTCAAGAACACAGTCATAAAAAAAGCTACCATTGTCATTATATTTTGAAATATAATCAATAATAGCTTGATAGTCTTCCGAATCATTCTTCTCTCCAAAGACTCTTTTAAATATTTTATTCAAAATTCCTTTTTGTGTTTTGTTTATCTTTTTTACTTTAAATTGTGGTTCTTTTCCTCCAAAATACCCTGCCGCAATAATACTTATATAATACTCTAATGCAACAACAACATCTTTTTTGTCATACTTTCTCGTAAATCTATCTTGTAGATATTTTCTATGCATAAATATTGGCAATGCTTTTCCCCATAATATGCTTATATTTTGATTTATGTTTTCTTCATTTAAGAACTCATCTTTATATTGTACTTTTTCTACGAAACTCATTTTGATTCTCCTTTACATTATATTGTTATATCCAAATTGAATTGTATTTGGTCTTGGATGTTCATATACTCCTGTTAAGCAATCTTCCGCGTCATCATGTTCATTTTTACCTGTTCTTACATAGTGTTTTAAATGTTTAGCAAATTGTGGCCATCTATCTTCCCAATTTATAGGGAAATATATGTTATTCATTACTCCTGTTGAGTTGCTTAATATTCTAGCTACTTTATTCTCACCTTGATGGAACGGATTTATTTTGGTATGATAATTCTTTTTTTCTTTCAAATGTTTTTGTACATTTCTTGCAAATCCTCTTCCTCCATTGTTACTCTCTATATTAGCATATCCTACTTTATCTTTTGTAAGCATTTCAGCTACTGCTGGTTCTGTTATCTCCATTGCTTCTTGCGTATAAATAATATCCAGTATGTAATACCATTCGTTGTACATTTGATAATCTATTGAACATAGATAATCGTTACCTTCGTCAGCAGTATCTGTATAGTTCATAATATAATGTGCGGGAGGTAACTTTTCGTAGGTTTTAAATACTGTATATAATCTATTTTTTATATCTATTGGCTCTTGCTGATAGTTAGCATATACAATATCTTTGTTCATATTTTTAGTTTTTAATTTATAATCTTCTTCATTTAATATTGCTTCACATAGCATTGAGCCATCTTCTTGAACTGCTTTATAATTTATATGTCTTACATTATCATAGTTTTCTAATATATACCCAGCTAAATCATTACTAGACCACCTAGTCATAATAATTATTAACTTAAATCCTGTTTCTGTTCTTGATAACATTGTATTATTAAACCAGTCTATTTGCTTTTGTAGAACATTTTCATTGTATGCCTCTTCAACATTCTTTATTAAGTCATCTATTATCATTAGAGTACAACCAAATCCAGTTGCAGTTCCCTTTGGTGATGTTGCTAAATAATTGGCTTGTCCACTTCCATCTAATGCCCATTTATTTGCACTAGATTCGCCAAATTTAATCTTTGTATCAGGAAATATGTCATTATATACTATTATTCCTTCTGTCTTTTCTGAGGCTATTGTATCTCTTACTGATTTTGCAAATGTTGTTGACAATATTTCATTGTATGAACCCGTCATTACTTTTTCTTTATTATTGTTTCCAAATACCCATTCAACCAATTTTCCTGCTGTTCTTGATTTGCCATGTCTTGGTGGCATATTTATTACGCAAATTCTATCATCACTTTTGTAAAAGTCTTGTAATTCATTACACATACTTTTTAAAAATTGTCTATCATCTTTATAAAAATCTGGTGCAGTTAATTTACAATATTCAAAAAAATCACGTCTGGCTAATTCCAAACGTGCTTGTTTTTTTAATTCTTCTTTCAGATTATTATTCATTTAATATCTTTCTCAACTCTTCTGTTGTCATTCCTGAAAATGGATTATTAACTTCTCCAGATATATTGACTTTTTCTTGTGGCTTTTCTCCTATTGTATCTCTTAACAATTCAAATGCTTTTGTATTGCCTTTTATCGCTTCTTTCCATAATGCAAACACTGCACAACTTTTATTACTTACCTCTTTATCTGCAAATCCATACTCTATCATCTGCTGTTTTAAGCTTTCATCTGATACTTGACCATTTAAAAACTTGTTTATTATCTCCTTAAAAGTTTTATTTTGTTGCCTTTTCTTTGCACTTGCTTTTCCTGCTTTACTTGCATTTTTTCGGCGTTGACTCGGAGTTAAATCTTCATTTTTTATTAAATTTTGCAAATTTGCCATTTTTCTCACCTACTTTGTTGTTTTTATATTTCTTTCCGAAGCACTGCTCATTATATCTGCATTGCTCACACTTGTACTTCATACAGTTAGCATAATTAATTTTTTCTTTCATAGTACGCACACTTTGTTATGACTACGTCATTTAAGGCGGATATTCTTATCTCGCATAGATCTTTATCTTTATTTTTACAATTCTTACAATTTTCTTTTACATATTTCTCATATCTTTCTTCGTTAGTCATAACAACACCTCTTTCGTTATTTTATAAAATACTATAAAATGATGTAACTGCACATCACTTTATACTATTTTATTACGGCACTAGGGGCTCCTATACTAGAAAGGAGCAATTACCTATAACCTAGATTTATAATTTTCGCGTTTCGGATAAATTACTAACACCGCCATTTTTTCTCGTATAATAGTAAACCGCTCTTTGTAATTACATCTAGCATCGCCAAAAGAGTAAAAGCTTTGGTTTTGGAATCTAGATTCGAACTAAAAACTAAAGGTCCAAGGCCTTTCGTGATACCATTTCACTATTCCAAAATATCTAAGACTTAACTAGAATTGCCTTTTATATACGAATCTTATGAAAGGAGTGTGCCTAGTAGCAACATATATATCAACTTATCTAGTATCAGTTAATAGCATAAATAATAGAGCCTATCGTTTGATAAGCTCTTTTTGTTATTCTAATGATTTCTTTATTTCTTGTATTGCTTTATTAAAGTCTTCTAATTTTATGAATGTATTATTTTTGTTTGCCAATATTTCTGTCACTTTTATCTCAGATAACTCTTCAATATCTTTTTTTATATAAATATTCTCTTCATTGTGACATTCTTTTTTGATGTCTTCTAAAAGCTCTTTGACTTTGTTTAGTTCTGTGTTTGGATAACAATTAATTATTTGTGTTGTATATAATATATACCAATTTTTGTTCGATTCACTTATAGAATATTTATTTTCGTGATTACAGTATGGGCATTTACTTAATACATTGTTTTCTTTTAATTCTGTTTCTTCAAAATCTATTCTTTCTTCTGTAGCGTTTTTGGCTATTTTTTCATTTTCTTTTAAAACTATATGATATTTACGCTTACATTCATCACAAATCATTTCAAATTCCATATATAACACCCCCTTTCTCAGAGATATTATATATGATCTATTTTGCAAATGCTGTCGAAATATGTCAAAAGAGCCAACTTTTTGTTAGCTCTTTTTTATTTATATAGTCTTACCTATTTATCCATAATGATATTATAACACGTTTTTTTACTAAAATTCCGCCAATTTTCCGCCAATTTTTTTTAGCTCTTTATGTACTGTATAAATTAAGCTTTGGTTTCTTCTCTCAAATGTCCTCTCTGACATTCCAGAACTGATTATTTCCCACTTTGTTTTGCTCTTAATATACATTTCTTCAAATATGTATTTACTGTCTTTATTGACTAATTGCAAGGCTTGTACAACTGCTTTATATTCTTTTATTGCTTTCTGTAACTCTTCATCTTCTTCCATTTTTAAAATACTGCTAAGGACTTTATTTGATGTTCCATACGGTGCCTTCGGCAATCCATCAATTACTGGCGAACCTATGCTCATTATATCTGACTTGATATTTATTATCTTTATGCAGTTGTAATTATATCTCTTTAAACAACCTTTAGCTTCTTTGTATTCTTCTTTACTAA